CTAGCCCTATGGCAGGAGACTTTATATCTTTATGGCTACTAATAACTTCTAAGACTCCTCTTAATGAAGTGCTTAATATAGAAATAAATCTAGAGTATGAGTAAACTATGACTAGAGAAACAGAAGATTATCTATCTGACTTCAGTGAAGGAATAGAAGACTTAAAGGATATAAAAAAGACATTGTACGACAATCTATCCGGAGTAAAGGTCAGGGTCAATAATAAAGACTCTGATCTTTCTTCTTCTATAGACCACGTATTCGGAGATAGAAGTAATGATCCAAATAAGGACTTTATAACATTCGATATGTTTATGGAATGTCTAAAGATAGTTAGAGCTGGATCTAAAGCTAAAGCATCAGAGATAATTAATAAGAGTACCTAATGTCTACATTTAATAAGTCAGGCATGTCTAGCTATATGCAGAAACAAAGAGCAGAACTATATATGGAAATATATCAGTATGCGGCTGAAGACTTCTCTGCAGTATCTGATTCTAAAATTTATGAGCAAAAAGTAGAAACCTTCTGTAATGAAGTAGAGCGTAAGCTCACAGCTCTAGGTAGTGCATTGAGGAAACATACACATCCCATAACTCCTCATACACATAGTATCCCTCAACATACACATCCAGAGACACCACATACACACATTTCAAGTGCACCTGGTAGTACCACATCGGTACAAATAGGTTCATACTCTACGGCTGCTAGTAGTACTCCCAATACGTTACCTAACGCAGTTCTAGATACACAGATAGCAAACAATGCAGCTTCATTCACATGGAGACGCACAATAGTACCTTCACCAGCAGTTAATACAACTGGTGCTATATCTAATATAACTCAGAATAAGATTATAATATCTGTAGATAAAGAAGGTATCACAAAAAATCTAAGGGCTAAGAAAATAGCCATACTAAACACACCTGACGTTCCACCAAACCTAAGGATAGCGGCGACAATATAAATTATGGATAATTTTACACCGACTACATCAGAAACAGATATGGGTGTTTCAGAAGCACTGCTTCATGCTCAAAGGATAATTGATGCATTCTCAAAAGCATTAGAGAACGATAATTGTCTTCAGGTTATACCTATTGCAATGTTTGCTCAGGCTGATGAATATGAAGCACTACTAACAGAACTATCTGACGACATGAAGACTTCAAGTAATGTCTCTCAAGACGTTGATGAAGTAGAACTTGGAACCACTGGGTCGAATACCTCTAAGCCAGACCAGGTAGCAAACTCAATAACATCCTCCGTAAGAAGAAGAATGCAGGACGACTGTATTAATTGTGATCTGGGAGAGTTACCTAGCTTTGATATGGATAAAGTATTCGGAGATATATGGGGCAGCGTGAGTAAGTTCATAGAAGACATAAAAGCCTTCTTCGATGTAGATAGACCTAATTTTTGTCAGTTCACCTATATGCTATCCTTCGTATGTATACCAGATCTAATAAAGATACTTGCCATAATACTAGCAGCTATACTTAAACTTATGTCAGGACTACTATTAGCATCCTTCTCAATACTATCTTTTATAATGGGTATAATAGGTTCAATAATATCATCACTACTAAAGTTTATTGTAGCACTAGTTAAATATGGCCTAAGTCCAGTTGGATGTTTATTAGAGGCAATAAGATCTATTGTTGATAATATACCAACTACATATAATCTTAAGGATCAGCTAACAGCAGAGGAATTTAAGTTATTAGGCATAGAGGAAGATAACCCAGAAGACTATAGCGGAGTGGTTAGTAAACTTCATAATGATGTTAAGTCCACCGGTAGAGGTATGACTGACTCAGCTAAGAAAACATTTGAGCAAGCAGCATTAGTAATTGAGTCTAGTGCAGCATCTCTACAGTCTTCAATAGAAGACCTATTAGGTGTTAAAGATTATCTACTATGTGAGCCACAAAGAAGTGGAAACAATATTGTAGAAAAGGCAGAAGCATTATTTCAACTAATAATGGTTAGTAATCTACTTATGGCTATGATAGAAAACAAGTCTAAGGCAACAGCTCTAGATGAAATATGTAGAGAGCAGGACAGTGATTATAGGTCAGTTAATAGAAAAACTAAGCCATTCACAACTGATGATATAGCATCTGTAATAGGTGATGCCTTTAATTCTACTACTACCATAGTAGAATCTAAAGACGAAGACATAGCTATATTATTAACTCCAAATGAAGGACCTTCAGCTAATCCAAGACTAAGCTTCTTTGAATGCTCTATGAATGAGTTTATAAAGAATGCTCACATGGATCCAATAATTAATAATGCCATACAGGTAGCTGAAGACGTACTTAAGGGTGAAGGCCTTGATCCAAGAGCTACCAAGTCTCCTAGGACAAACATAGATGATCTAGTAGTAGCTGACAATCAGCAGGTACTTATATTTGGCCAGAACGAGAACAGTCTTGATGCTGAGATAAGTAGAGTAATAGAAGAGGTGCTTACATTTAATACTACCGATGATGTATCATTCAGAAGAGCTATATCAGAGAAGCTAGAGTCAGACACATTGCCAACTGAATACCAAACACCAAAAAGAAGCAGTACTATAACAACTAATCCTACTGCAGAAGCTAAGGCTAGACTTAATGCAAGAGATCCTATAGATCTTAATGTATCTGGTTTCTCTGGAAATATAACTAATAAACCTATACAATTAAACTGTGGAACCATAGATAACTTAAGGGACACACTAGATCTATTAAAAGAGTAGGAACTAAATGACTAACATTATACACAAGACAAACTATAGAGCTCTAAGTAAGACATCAGATATAAGTGATGAGATTAAGAGTCTCACCTTACATAGGGTGAGGAATCCTACGACTTCATTTTTTGCTAATAGTGGAAGGTATGGTAACAAGAACTTCATAAGACATGAATATGATCTGTATGAATACGGAAGAATAATTGATACTGAAGCATTAGTATCTAGAGCGTTCCAAAAGAAGAAGACACTTGTATTTAAGCAAGGCTATGAGATAACCAGTAAGAATGCAGAGAACTTAGCATACGTTAAGAGAAGACTAGATGAGATAGCATACGTATCTAGAATACCTTTCAGAAAGCTCCTAAGAGAGACAGCTAAGAATATAATTACTTTTCATAACGCTTACATAGTTAAGGTACGAAAGAAGTCGGCTTCATCTGGTAAGATGAGATTATATAGAGGCGTTAAAGAAGTAGAACCAATAGCGGCATGGTTCAACTTAGCTCCAGAAACTATAGAAACCAAGATTAATGAATCTGGTGAAGGTAAGAAATTTAGACAACATATAACAGGTAATAAGTATAGGGACTTCCCTGAGCACAATATTATTCATGATGCCTACGATAAGCGTACAGGCTACACAATGGGAACACCTCCATTAGAGGCTGTTAAGGATGATATTCTAGCATTAAGAAGAATAGAGGAATCTGTAGAGACTTTGATATATAAGTCATTATTTCCTATAATACATGTGAAGGTTGGTACCGATAAGAATCCAGCTAGAACTATGCCCAATGGAGTATCTGAAGTTTCAGCTGCTACTCAGCTTCTAGCTAACATAGAGGATAATGGTGGATTAGTTACCTCTGAAAGAGTTGAGGTTAATGCCATAGGTTCAGAATCATTAGCACTAAGAGTAGAATCATATCTTGATCACTTCAAGAAGCGTGTTTATGCAGGCTTAGGAATGTCAGGTATTGACTTCGGTGATGGAGATACAACAGGTAGAGCTACAGGTGAAGTGCTTTCAGCATCACTTGCTGATTCAGTAATTGATTATCAGGTAGAAATGGAAGACCTTATAACAAGAGAAATGTTTGATGAGCTTCTATTAGAGACTGGCAAATATGCTCACCCATTTGAAATATCAGCCGAAGATAGAGTGTTCTTAACACTTAGAAATACAAGTACTGATTTGATGATTAATAAAGAAAGTCATGCACTTAATATGATGAACTCTTGCCTTACACTACATAATGAAGCTAGAGAATTCATAGGTAAGGAACCTCTAACAGAAGAGCAGATGAGGGAAACATCTGGCTATAGAAGTCAGAAGTATATGGATGAACTAGAGGTCAATAGACAAAATCAGATCAATGAGTTCCAGGCTGAGCAACAGATTAAAATAGTTAAAGCTACACCAAGACCAGCAGGGGCGAGTGGAGGATCATCTTCTACACCTAAGAAGTCTAGTTCAAGTAGTTCTACAACTAAGAAGACTAAGTCTGGAAATACAAAGACTAAGAATACTAAAGCACAAGGTGCTAAGAAATCTGCAGCTAGTATAACTAGTCCAAAGAATAAGAAGACAAGGGACTATATTTCTACCTCTCTAATTAGATCTATACAAAATGGTGAAAGCCTAGATAGAATATCTATTAAGGCAATGAGATTATTCTCAGACTATTCTGTAGGAAGAATGACTAGTGGAATTATGGATTCATCTGAATATATGGACGAGAATCTAGAAAGAGAAGTTATGAATGCAGTAACTAGAATGTGTGATGACTTAAGTTCTAAGTCACTTAATACTATTAAAATAACTACCATCGTAGACAAAACTATTGACATATTAAACGTTTATGTAAATAATGTCCTTATAGGATCTAAATAATGAAGAACAAATTTAAAATAACATTAAAATTAAATGACGCCGATTATACTAGGTTGATGGATGCATCTAAGGATTCAGACATTAAAAGTATTAAGGTTAAAATAGAAGCTTCTCATTCTGGTATAGTAAATGCTAATAACTTTTTCTATACCCCACATGGAATGAAATCAGGAGTTAAGTCATTTGTAGAGCCATACAGTAAGCCTGTAATGGTTGCTCATGACTCTAATGCAGATGCTGTAGGTAGAGTACTTAAGGCTAAATATATAGACTACCCTGAAATAGTAGCAGACGTTAAAGACGTTAAAGACCCAGTAGATGGTGTCGATGCTATACTAGATTTCGTCAAGAAGAATAAAGACTTCAAGAAGAAAGGATACAAGGGTTTAGGTCACGTGGAATTAGTTGCTGAAATAACTGATTCTGAAGCCATCGAAAAAGTGATGGATAAAAGATATCTAACTGTCTCAATCGGAGGTGGTGTCGACAAAGCGGTTTGTAGTATCTGTGGTACAGATAAAATGACCCAAGATGACTCTACTGACTACGAAGATAGGTGTAACCACTGGAGAGGCGAAACATATGATGGCGAAAAAGCTTTTCTTATAGGTGGCAAAATGGAGTTTAATGAGGTATCATACGTCAACACTCCAGCAGATAAAAACGCTGTCAGTGAAGTAATCAACGACGAAGCTAATCAAGAAATTTTCTCTAACGGGAAATTTGAGATTCTGGACTTTGAAGTAGAAGAAAAAAAAGGAGTTAATAAATTGAAGAAAAAGTTAAAGGATATTCTTTCGGACAAGAGTATTGTTTCCGACACTTTAAAAGCTCTAGGTCTTAATAGTTTTGCTCTAGAAGATGAGCAGTACGGAAAGCTTAGAAAAACGTCATACCTTTTTGCGAATGACAAAGCTGTTCCAGTAAATGATAAAGCACATATTATTGCTGCATATGAAATCTTATCAGATGCAGAAGACTCTAAAGACTTAGATGAAGCCAGAGAAGTGCTTGATCGTAAATTTGCAAATCTTTTTGGTAAAGACATATCTATCGAAGATGCTAAGAAAGAACTACTTGATTCAGTTAAAACTGATGAAGATGTTTCTGATAGTACAGATACTGATGATGTCGGAATTGATTATGACAAACTTGCTGACAGTGTAGCTGCTAAAGTTACTGTAGCGGTGGTTGATCAACTAAAAGATTCATTCACGGTTAACGACTCATTCTTGGGTCAAAGAAACGAAATTCTAGAAGCGGAAGTTGCAGGCCTAGAAAAAGAGATAGATGCATTGACTGACAAGTATAAGTCAGCTATGATAAATCAAATTCTAAATAAAGAAGATAAGCTAGAAGATGCTACCTATAGAGGTAAGCTTGAATCTAGAACATTAGACTCTTTAAACGATAAACTAGAAGACCTTGGACTTGCTGCTAAGCAGGAAGAAGATACTTCTAAAGAGGAAACCATTACTGATGAGTCTGATAAAGATAAAGTCACGGATACCTCTGTAAATATTGAAGATGCTTCAGATGATTCTGGCGAATTATCAGATGAAGATGGATCAGTTGAAGACAATGTTGAAGATAGTGCAGATGATGTATTGTTAGATATCGATGTTGTAAAATCTGAGTACAAGAACATCTTTAAGAAGCAAGGCTTTAGTGCCGCTAGAAAATATTTAAAAGATCTAGAAGACGCTAAGAAGCTTCCAGATAATTTTACATTTGCATAATTGGAGACAATAAATAATGGCAAATAACCCATACAGTCAAGTTGGACCGTTCAAGCATAAGTTTTATGATGACCGTGGCCACATTACACCAAATTTCGAATTCTCAGAAGGCATTAGACCTGCTGGTGAATTTATGCCTGCTCCATATCTTGCTGCGGTAAGATTCAATGTTTACTTCGAAGAGTACTTTGTACTTTCTGGTGGTAAAGTTGTTGCAATGGATAGCGATGGTTACATCGTACCTGCAGGTCTTAAGAAGCAAGCTGCTGCATATAAAGCAGACTTCGATGCTAATGGTGAAGCGTCAGCAGATGCATTACCAGGATTAACAAAATATACAATTGATGATGTTAGACGTGGCGCTAATAACGCTAACTTAGTTGCTGTCACAGATGGAGAACCTGTTGTTAAATCATTGTTCAACATCGCTGGCGGAGCTCCTCTAGCACAAGGTATCACTATCTCTAATCCAGTTGGTGTTTCTTCATATAACTACTGGGCACATCCAGGTGGTAATGGCGAAAACCCAGTTGATTTCAATACTTATAATTTTAGTCTACAGAATAAAGTGGCATTCGTTTGTGATTATCAAATCGAATTACCTTTAGTAGAAAACAAAGCAACTTATGATGCTGCACCTTTTGCTGGTATGGGATCTATGATCGCTGCTGCTGGTACAGTTAAATCAGGTATGTTCGTAACTTATGATGAAGATTCTAACTTTGTAATTACTGCTGATGATTCTGGATACGGTTATGGTACAACAACTTCTCCTGCTGAAGTAATAGGTCAGGTACTTAGTACAGATCTAAGACTAGTAAGAGATTACCTAGACAGAGTACGTACTAGATACGATAACTTTGGTGACCTTGAAAAAATGCCGGGAACAGCATCAGAAGGAAAATCAGACACACTAGTTTATTCAGCTGGTTACGGTCTAGTAAGAATTAATCTTCAAAATAGATAAGGAGCAAGATTATAATGTTTAAATTCAGAGATCACTGGACTCCAGCAGAGTTAAAGATCAAAGACGAAATAGCTGACTTAAGATATACATTCCGTAACGGTGGTATTAATTCAGATGGTTGCAAAACAAGTATTCAGGATGCAATCTCAACTCCTAGCTCACCCTTAACATTTAAACGTGTTATTTCAGAGGTAGTACAGGAAGCAGTAGAACCTAACCTAATCGGTACAAGCTTACTAAGCAGAATTGATTATGACGGATATGGATCTACTATTACATTCGGCACTATGGGTGCAGTTGGCGGTATTCAACTAGATATGGCAGAAGGTCAGGAATATCCTGAATTCGGAATCCAGACTGGTAACGGTACTGTAACAGCCAACATTGGTAAATCAGGTCTTGCACTTAAGGTTACTGAAGAAATGATCAAGTATTCTCAATGGGATATTATCGGTCTTCACTTAAGACAAGCTGGCTACGCAATGGCTAGAAACAAAGAAAGAAAGATCTTCGATCTAATTAACAGACTAGGTGTTGTTGTATTTGATAACTCTAACCCTGCTAACTCAGAAATCGGTAGAACTTCTGGTAGAGATTTAACTGGAGCTGGTAACGGTTCAATGACAGTTGATGATTTATTCGACATGTATGCTAAGACACTAGAGCGTGGATTTACTCCAAACGTATGTCTAGTTCACCCATTAGCATGGGCTACATTCCTTAAGGATCCAGTATTGAGAGAGTTTGCTCTACAATCAGGTGGTACTCAAGGCGCATGGTTCAACGGCTTACCAACTAACGTTTCTCCTAATACACCAGATGTATGGAAGTCACTAGGTAAGATGCAAGGACCTACAGCAATGGACCCTTCTCCAGCAGAAAGAGCTCCAACGCAACAGTCTACAATGACTATGCCTGGCTTGTTCCCATTTGGCGGATTAAGAATTATTCCTTCACCAAACGTTCCGTTTGATACTGTGAATAAAACTACTTCTATAATCATGATGGATACATCTAACTTAGGTGCTATCGTAGTTGCAGAAGATCCAATGTCAGAACAGTGGGATGATCCAGCTAGAGACATCATGAAGATCAAGATCAGAGAAAGATATGGTATGGTTCTTTTCAATGAAGGCCTAGCAGTATCAGTAGCTAAGAACGTAAGTGTTGATCCTAATGAGATCGTACTACCTCCACAAGCTACAGTATCTGGTATCGCACCAATCGTTAGAAAGTAATTTCTAACCTGTAGATATATATAAAGGGATGGGGTCTACCTATCCCTTTTTTTATGTATAAATATAAGATATACTTTACAACAGTTAAACCATAATACATTTAGGAGTTAATATGGAAATTAAAATCAGACTAGTTCACGGCGCATTTATCTTTATAGATGATTTTTCTATTAAGAGATCTGACGGTGACGTTAAAATAAATCTAGATGGTAAGCCAGATGCGTTCTTAAGAACTGTCGCAACATCTATTGCCTGTGGTGTTCTGCAGTCAGAAACAGCTGCTATTCAAGTAATAGAGTTAATCAAGAACGGTAAACTTAGACAGTCAACTGCTAATTCTATCGGATTAAATTCATCTAATGGATTTGAAGACATTATTGAATCTGAAGTTGAAATTCTAGAAGTAGAACTTGAACAGGAAGAAGAAGTGGAAATCGAAGATGAGACTGATGAAGAAGAAGATGAAGAAGTAGAAGTAGAGGATGAAATAGTTCCTGCTGATAAACTACCTCAAGACTCAACTCTTGACAGCGAAGACGAAGAGCTTAAGAAACTACTAGTAGGCAATGCTAAGATAGTAAACAGAAAACTTAAGTCAGCTAGACTTACTGAAGACCAAAAAGAAAAGTTGGTAACAATAGAGTCAGATACTAGAAATAGAACTACTATAATTACTGCTATCCAGGAAGCTTAATAATGGCTATAGGAATTGATGTAATAGATATAATCAATTCTGAACATCAGCTAAAAGCTCTGCCAGTAGGGGAGAATATTAAAGTTCTTCTCTCTGAGCAGCCTGATCTTTATAGCATAGATAACTATATTGCATTAACAAGAGTTCATAAGGAACAGAACGTTCCTAACCTTGGCGATATATTTTTAAATGAGATAATAGATAGTTCAGAATATTCTCGGGTACAATATGAAACAAGCCTAACTCAGGTTGCTGATGGATATATTTTAACTATAAATCCGGAAGACTTTTTATTACCTAATTCAAACTACTACTTAATAGTCAGCAAAGACTTGCCTCCGCTATCCTACCTAGTGGACAAAACTGTGTCCGTGGGTGGCTCAGAAATCTTTATTGATATAGATAGAGAAGGTACTAGTGAAGATGCAATATTCGAACTAGAGGTAACATCTCAATCAAACCTATCTTCTGGCCAGCATGTTGTTGGTTTTTCTCTACTAAAAGACTCAGTACTTGTAGACAACTACTCACTAAATATTAAGAATGCTAGTACAGTAATTCCACTTAATGGAACAGCTTCAATAAGGTTTAATCCAAATGTACCTTTTCTTCTTGGAGAGAAGTTTGAGATAACTACTGAAGAGATAATAAGACTTGGTACAACTAAGACTCAGGCAATCTCTACACACCTAGACTCAGAGGTAATTGAGAGCCCTGTAAACACCTCTACAAGGATAAGCCAACAAAACATATTAGACTACTATGAGACAGTTCAATTAGGTTCTACGGTTGCTCAGGAGCAAGCAGAGGCTAATGTAGTTGCATCATATAGATACGTCTATCCAGATAAGATATATATTGAATTTCCAAATGAAATTAAAGAAGCCTCTATAACTCCAGATGCATTTAATATAGATATATCTTACGCATTTAACAATTATCTACTTACACAGATGGGCATGTTTAATGAATCTAAGAAGTATGTAATAACATATGAGCTAGACTCACCAAAGGTAATCTTGTTAAAGATAAAAGAGGATACTGAAAACTTAGTCTCAGATCCAGAGACATTTATAATCACAGGTGCATAATGCCAGTTAAGTCAAGCTCAAGAAGTAGTTACATCTATAAGAAGCAGAGGTTCTCATCATTAGGTGCTGCTGAATCTAGAATGCTATCAGAGTCAGACATTAGTTCTAGACTTAAGCTTAAAGAGAGACAAACATCAGGTGGTGAGATAGTATACCTATATGCAGTACCATTAGAACCATACGTTTATGCCGGCAAAGACAAAACACTAATATGTGGCAACCAACTAACACTAGATGCAATCATATCAGGCGTATCATTTGATAAGCTACTAATTCAATGGGAACAGATCTCAGGATTACCTTCACTAATAGCAACACCTACACAAGAAGACACAATAGTAACAAAGTCCAATGGTGACAATACCGATAAAGTATTTGCTCTGCAAGTTACTAATAGAGAAACTGGTATACTTAATCATGATAAGGTAACAGTATTTGGAACACCTACAGATAGAATTATATTTGATGGCGGTGGCTTTGGAGTTCAGAATTTAACTGGTGCTAAAAAGTCAGACCTATACTTCACATCAGAAGCAACAACAATACCTAGTGGACAGGATGGCTTCCAGTCTAATAATGCTACTAGAGCTGCCTCATGGGAAGATATACCAGACCCAGATAAGCTAGTAAGAGTTGATCTTTTGGAGAATTATAATGGCGTCTATCAGGTAGTTAATAGTGCATATCCACCAGATAAATCTATATCAATAGTAAATAGTAGAAATAAGTTAGTTCCATATAAGCTAAGATTTATATATGACTTTAATGGACTACCAGGAAAAATAGACTCTAATAGAATTTATGTAGAACCAAATATTAAAAGTGCTATTAGGCATGATAGAATACCCTATATATCTGGAGTAATGGGATCAATATTATCTACTACAACCAGGGCCCAGATAGGTCAAAAAGATATTTTAGATCCAGCTAGATTAGCACAGCACGTAGTTACTTCTAGTGCTATAATAGGTACAGAGAATAGACGCTCTTTAATAGAGAAGAGCAATACAAACATATTTGAATTAGCTCAGCATGGATCAGTGCTTAGCTTTTCTTCACAACTAACAAGACAAAATAAGGGAAGTATCGGTGGTGGCTAATGCAAGACGCTAATAACTTAAAACTAAAAGGTATAATTACCTGGAAACTAAGAAACTCAGATACACTATGTGTAGAAGAAGAAGGAACTGTTGAAAATCTCATAACAGAATATGCTATGAGGAATATTGTTAATGGTGGACAAATAGGAAGTAACATATTTATCTCATCATCATTAGCTGAACCCAATAAGTATATCAATAGTGTACCAGAAGTTATTGCTTATGGTGCAACTGAAATTGGCATAACTACTCCACGTTTCATAAATAAGACAGATACGGTTCCTATGCATGGTCAATGGCAGAAGAGATTTTATCCATCAGGATCAGAAAGAACCATAAATACCATAGGTCTTACAGCCACAAGTTCAGGTACTACGGCTACTGCTGATGCTTATACTAAGCTTGATACTGCATGTATTCAGGGAGTTACTCAGATACTAGATATATACTATAGAATAGAGTTTCTTGAAGACAATACGTTTGGTGTTGCTGACTTTGGTATCTATGGTATGGCAAGAAATGCAGTAAGTAATGTCGATGCCTACGACCCAGCTGGTGTCTCAGCATCTTATATGCTAGGAGCAGCAGGTAGAAATGATTATTACACAATGGGGTATAACTCTACCCTTGATGAGAATGACGCATGGTCCATTAGGTGGGACAGTGTTAATACTAATTCCGTAAAAGTCTTTGGAAGCATAAGTAAGAACTCAGCTAACTATAGAGCAGATATGTCTTGGAATATTCCAAAATCATTCATAAATGACTCATGGCCAGTTACTGGTAGAATCTATGGTGCAATGAATTTTCAGAACATTAATAATCAGTCACTTGCAAGAGCAAGAGTACTTCCATCAAATGACCCAATGCTACAGCCTATATTCTTCCACAACAGTATAGCTACTGGTCCATTTGAAGAGGTCAATACATTATCAGTTGGCGACGGAACAATAACTCATTCAGGCATATGGAATAACGATACATGGCCAACACATTATAGCTTATTGATAAATAAGACTGGAGATACTGGCACCAGTAGATACTCATTTCTTAATAGAAAGTTTACTGGGTGGATAAATAATACATTTAGAACTAGGTCGGTAACTGATGCTTTTGGTTCTGCTTCTGAAATATTTGGAGTTGATAGAGATACAAGAACTTCATTCCCAATATCTAAACACTCAGTTGTATGGTGGCATGATGACAGAAATGGTAAAGGTAATGTAACCGTAATAAATCATATAACTGGTGACTACGATATCTACAACGCTGATAGTGCAATACCACTTACTGCACTAAATCCACAGCAGTGCTGCGGGTCAGACAATACGGACAGCGCCGATATATGGGTAGCATCCCCTACCGAGGGACTATATAAAATAGAAAGGCCAAGTGGAAACATAACCCAAATAGGTTTCGCACAACCACACATAGATGCAAGTAAGTGTTATGCAGTTACACTAGGTAAGAACGGCAGAATATGGGCAATTATGGAAGGCGCATTAGTATACTCCGACAATCAGGGAACATCGTTTACTGACTTAACAGAGAGTACTACCCCATCGTTTACCATACCTAATATATCAAACTTTAATTGGGATCAAGTTCTATACATGCATGCAGATAGAGATACTGATGCAGCTAATGATCATCAAATGATTATTGTTAGAAGCAATGGTACGTCATCCGCATCAATAGAGAAATGGAGTCTAGGACCATCTGGTCTAGGTGTTACTTCTAGAATGAGGACAATTAATGTTCTTGATCCTACTGAAACAGACCCTAATAAGATACGTCAATATGCAACAGGATCTGTTAATGCAGTTACTTGTGCACATAAGTATGGCCTATGGCAGTATACTGATTTTTATGCCAATCCTGCATATTCACAATCTGGTATGTATACCTTTGGTGGAGCCTCCCTTGTTGGCTATGCATTCTATTACCCTAAAGGTCTAGGATTTGTTTACGATAGCTATGGTAATCCATATGCAGTATTCATGAACGATGAGGGAACTGGATCTAGCAGACGTGTAGTTACACATAATCAATATGGCGTAGCAATTGGCTCTCAAGTAGACCACACCATTACGTTTTTAGGTGACTACGGTCATGCCTTTATTCTAGACAATGGGATAATGGTACATGGAGACAAGATGTTGGCACTCAACAGTATGGACTCGGAGTTCGGTCATTCAATTGAGAACACCATAGCAGACCATTATGGCTACAATGATACTAGTTCATCCTGGGAGTTAAACTATTATGGAACACCAATAGTTAATAATGTTGGATCATTAGAAATGAGAAGAAGTAACTTTGATGTTAACTCATGGAACTTTGATGGAATCAGTACTTATATTGATGTGCAACAAAAAGACTATTATGAAGTTGATGGGGTCAATGCCTGGGCACTTACCGTATCTTCTAATCAAATAGCTGATGGAAATACAAAAACAGTAATGTCTATGAATGCTCCAAAGTTTGAATTTAACTGGATGGATAGTTCTGATGTTAATCAGATGTCTATTGTATGTGGGGCAAGCACATTAGGTACTGGTGCAAAGATAATGCTTGGGGCTAGACCAATCGACAATAATGAACATAGACTGTTCTTTATAGTTGATTCAACCAATAACTATATGACTGTCTATCTTGATGGAAGTATCATACTAAATAACTATAGTCTAGGAGGCGCATATAAGTTCGGCAACTACTCTAGGCTAGTTCTTGGCAATAATACCTACAGAGGACCGCTAAACTACTTCAAGGGGACAGTAAGAAACTTTTGTATGTACAAGGGTTCGTTAGCGGTATCAGATGCAATGGTTCAGCTTGACTATACTAATCATGTGAATTTACCTAACAGTAACGTAACTGACATAGGTGTTACAGCTCAGCGTGACTACCTAGATGCTAACGGAGACTTCGTTAAGGCTGTTGGTGCGTACACTAGCTATGATGCCCCCACTAAAACAGTTAATGCTAATGGTAGTAGCTATGATAAGTACCTTAAAGTAATAGATAGAGTTAGGGACAGGGATGGATTAGATAGTACTAGGCTAAACTTTAAGATTAAGTCTGTATCTCAGACTTCAGTAGGCTTTGATTCAGATAGCTCTCCACAGAATACTAGTGCTCCAATAAAGGATCAAATTGGGATATGTCTTGTTGTGCAGAATTCATCAAGTGCATTAGTGTACTTAGAAGGTGTTCTACTAGCGACACTTCCTGCATGGACAACAGATACTGAGTTTGGTATAGAATTAGATGGTCATACATTTAATGTATACGTAGACAATGTATTGGCACACTCAGAGCCTAATGTTAAGACAACAGAACTGGCACACAGCATTTTCTTTACATGTCATTATTATGACGTAATGGCTGTAGAGATATTAAGCCTTACCTCTACTCAAACGATGAGTACGTCAATGGTGCATGGACACTGGCCAATGAATGATTCGGTACCTAAGACAAATACAAAGCTGACTCATACTGCTGAAGAAGCATTGGTTGATGGCATAAATATTAAGTTTGAGGATACTGTAGACGCTACATTTAACTGGTTTAATGGAGACAGATATACATTCGCTGCATGTGATGGATTCCTTAAGGATAACATTAGAACATTCGCGGGGGCATACTCATTATACTGGAAACCAACAAGATCTAATGAAACAGAGGTTAGTCCAGTAACTATCGTGTCTAACTCTACTATTCCTGGATCAATATCTGGAAACTCATATGCTGCATACTCTGTAGCTATAGGTAATCAAGGTAGTGGCACTGGTGCGTTCCATCCTAAGTTTGTATACATGGAGACATTCAATAGAGAGAGGATGCTACAGGTATTCCTTAATGGAACTGAAGTAACTGAGTATTTAGAGGATCATTCTAGTACAGGTGTAGATAACCTAATACAGTCAGGAACTGCCATAACGTACTCGAGTAGTAATACTACTGATGGATTTAGGCTGAGAGCCAATATGGGTGATCAGATATGGCTTAGACTAGAAGATGGTTCTATACATCTGTCTACCATAGTATCGTTTGGCGCAATTAACTCTAACATAGTTAACATTGCTGATGCGGTGCCAGGTATAAATCCATTTAGACCAGAAGGTGTAATATGGGTACAGAATAGTAACCTAGTACAGGGAGAGGTGGCGTTTAATAGATTCCTAGGAATATTTAGATTCCATTCTTCAGATGCTGGTAAAATAGTAACAGCTAGGTATACATACCTACATGATGTTTAGGATTAAGCATGCCATTTAATATTCCTAATGAGTTAATATCTCAAGAAGTATATACGGGCTGTCCACCGGGTTATACCCTGGTGGGCGATGCCTGCGTAAACAATACCACAGGAAAGATCTACCATATAGTAGAGGCATCTGAGTATGAGTTTGAATATTATGAAATAGGTGGAGAGCTAATAGGTAGATACAGGTTTAATGTACTTGGAGAACCAGAGGCACCACCACTATACTTCTCACAGAATGTTGCCTTAGACAAGATGAGTAATCTAGAGATAGATAGTCCTTCTCAGATAATTAATCCAGAAGAGGGCTTACTAATATCAAACCTTATCCATAACTATAATAGCGGTAGCCCTGAGCTACTTTTCGACTCTACATTAACCAGTAATGATCCTGACTATGAGAATACTTTCCTATTCGGAGAGTTCTTCTTATTGCCTAATAATATTGCATCTATTAAGAGAATTAACTTCAGCTATGATATAGTTCAGAATGGTAAGGTATTTAGTAGCTGGACTAACAAAGTCGGCACAAATGATTTTCCAGACTTAACACAAGAAGAGCTACAACCATTAGTTGACCTCTATATAGGCTACTCAAGAATACCCAGTAAAGACAGACCAGAAGAAATGATGGTAGATGACTCAGGTACTCCAGTTACTCCAACAATTGCCAATAAGATAATTGGTACAGAGAGATTAAAGTGGAAGACTCTTAGGGACTCATGCTTTAAGTGGACTAGGATATATGATAAGTATAGCCTAAATGAACACTTCTTAGATAATATACCTACTGATGGACAGTACATACTCCAGTTTAAGGCAGTTATAAATAAGGATAGGGTTGAGGAGTTTATTAATAGTAATGCTGATTCATCTATATATGTGGACGGTAGCATGAAGTATAAGATGTTATTTTATCCACCATC